TCGGTAGGATCAACCCAATTGTCCTCGTCGAACACTGATAGAACATTGAAGCAAAGCTCAGAAGTGGCGTGAAACTCACCTGAGTTCTTGAAGAAGTAAATGTTCGGATGCTCCAGCGCCTGAATAATCGGTGTGATTGCGTCTTGACGGCTGCTGTTCTTTAGATTGCCATCGTGGTTACCTGGAATAATAACAAGTGGCGCAATATCTGCCACGTTCTTCATAAACTCTGTTGCGAGTTCAAAATACTCAGGTGACAATTGTGTCTTTGTGTGTGCGAGATCGCCACAATG